TATGATGAGGCTCTCATTGCCAATCTCAATCCCGATGATAAATATCATTCCACAATCACCAATTCTACCATGATTGTTCGCATTGATGACGTGGCCAACAGGCCATTGAAATACGATGAATCTCTTGGAATTGCTGCTGCATTGCAGATGATTAACAATGTCCCTTTCATTGCCACTAAGGCAGAACTTGAAGAGAAGGGCAGAGTGATCCCAGATTTGCGTGCAGTTATAGGGTCAACGAATAACCCTGAAATGTGGATGGATTTGTTGTCAGTGCACCCAGAGTCCTTACGCAGACGTGTTAACAGAAATACCGTCCGCGTGAAGGCCCGCTGGGCCAATACTGATGGCACCGTCAATTGGGAGAAGGTGGAATCTGATCCTCCACCCAAAATTAAACTTATGGGCATCACCGTCAAGGACATGGTTTTGATAGATATTGAGACCAGCGGAATTGGTGGTTACAAGCCCAAAGTTATAAATTACAACGGCCGCAGGGTTGCCCTTAAAGACCTTGATTTGGCACAATATTTGTTTTTCCAAGAAATGTGTCTTCGTCAACACGATGAGGAGCAGGAAGAATATGTTGGAGCCATTAAGAACGTTAAAGCCCACAAATGTGAAAGCTGTGGGTTTCTCGTTTGTCCCCCCACTTGTCCTGGACATGTCAATCAATTTCCTGCAGACGCGATGTCTGAGGAAAGAGATTCGATTCCGGCCCCTGAAGGTCCGGAAGTCCATCAATCGGCAATTACCGATGCGGCGATTAGAACGCTAAAATTGGCAATTGAAGATAGGGTTGGGGACGTCCCATTTTTAGGGGGTGTGTGCAAGAAAGTTGTAGGCACCCTCTTTGAATGGTTGTGGCCGGAAGCCTTGCTAGTTTCCGCTCTCACTGTTGCTATTGAGTTTGTCTCGAGAGAGTCGTATACTCAGTGGTGGTTTTGGATTCCTGATGGAGTCTGGGAGTGGCGAGTTTGGAGGCATATTGCCGGCGTGTTACAGGATGTCGAATTGCGGCAACGGATAAGAATGGCTGAGAATAAGTTCTACTCGAACTTTCTTCTCATGTTTGTTTCTTTTTGTTGTTTGGTTATCGAGTTCAAGTACCAACGACGAGTGCAACTCCGTTATCAAGTTTTGATGATATTGTTGCCTATGTTGTTGCTTGCTAAAACTAGTTGGCCAACTACGCGAGCCCGTTCCCTCACCATTTTTGCCTTGGGTGTAGGGACAATTTATGAGCAACGAAGTGCAGTAATATTTGTCATTTCATTATTCCAATTTTTCTGTTTTGGATACATTATGAAAGACTTGCGCACCAATGCTTATTCTTACCTTACTGCAAAGAGAAATGCGGTAGGGGAATTCGGCAGAGAAGTTCGTGAGCGGTACAGTCCCGCTCTCAAGGCAGCCCTCTTGACGTTGAGCACAGTCGGTGCGGGTTATATGGCGTACACGCTATACAACACCTTCGGTGCCGCCAAAGAAGAGGAAGCACAACCGGTGGATGCTGGCTCACCCACGGAAGTGCAACAGAGTCTGATGGCACGGAAAGTCATGCCTGATTCTGACAAGCATGAGCCTCCCCCCCACATCAATTTCATGGATAATTCCAATGAGATGTTGGAGAGGAGAAACGCTCTGCGAAACACTTGGAACAATGAGGTTGTCAAAACTTCATTTGGAACCAAGGATACCGCAACATACACACCCGAGCAATTTTTGGGTGTTGTGAAGAAGAACATTTCAACTGTTCATGTGTTGCAGGGATCTGATTGGAAGCCCAAGTGCAACGCCTTCTATCGTTGTGGAGATCTTGCTGAAATTTCAGCGCATGATGCTCCAACTGGTACTGAGATTTGGTTGATCACAGATAACGAAAAACCACATTCTCACAAGAAGATTACGGTGGATCCCACCAGTGTCTTCAAAGAGAGACCAGACAGTGAGACCGTGCTCATTTACCTTCCAAAGGGTTCTAAGCAGAACATGAACAAGTTCTGCACTGAACAGCCGGCCACTCTGAACGATATTGTCTTCATTCATAGAGATCTGGAGACAAAGAAGGCAACAATTCGTCCCACGCGTCTGGCCCAGTATTTGCCGGATAAGGCACATACTCTGACGTATCAATGGGGCAACTCTGAGGAACAGAAGAATTTCCTCAGGGCCACTGATCCCAGTCTGTCAGAAGAAGATCTGAAGATTGGAAAAACATTTGCAGGAGCTTGTGGTGGCATTTACGTCACCAACTCTAAATTCCCTGTGGTCGTAGGTATACATTATGCCTGCGCCGCAAAGGACATGAGTTGGGGCAGATCACAGATTTGCAGTTCGACATTTGTGGAAGCGACTTTGCTACACATACAGCAAAACTGTTTGTCTATGTGCCTTACTGCCAACCCTCCTGAGAACTGGATTCCCACGATTAACGGGAAGCAGGCTTTCGAACCCAGACCGGATCAATCCGGTTCTCTCACTGATCAGGTGACTTGGTGTCAGGAAAACATACCTGACATGCAACGATACCTTCTAGTGGGAGAACCGGCCCGTGCTGCAGTTAAGGAAGCACAAATTCCTGAGACTAAGCAGTCTGCTGTCTCAGTCGCTCCAGGTGGTGCAGATCAGCACCAAGGAGCATTGTACATCGGCGCACGTCAAATGGCGGCTTTCTATAAAACGAAGGCCGTCAAAACTTTGATTGCTGATTCGGTCGCCCTCAAGTTTCCAGACCAACCTACTTTTGGTGGTCCTAGATTTGGGCGGTCGATGTGGCCAAAGAGTGCCGGTTATAGCTACGAGAGTTCACCGGGACTTCCTCAGGCTCATTTGGAATGGGCCACGAGAGATTACCTGCTGGACTTACTTCAAGCCTTCCAGAAATCCGAAGCGCTCCACAAACATGCTCGCCCCCTCACTTGGTGCGAAGCATTGAATGGAATTCCTGGTGTCAAATACTTGGACCCCATGAATTGGAGCACCTCTATGGGTCTCGGTTTCACTGGAAAGAAACGGGCTTGGCTTTACGAATACCTCGACGAAGAAGGTAACCCTAAAAAGGACTTTCTTGAAGAGGTGTGGCAAAGAGTCAAGTGGTGCTTGGAACAACTCGAAGCTGGTAGGAGAGTCCCTTGGGTCTTTTCTGCCACCCCTAAAGATGAACCTACTCCTGTAGATAAGGATAAGGTTCGCCTGTTTATGGTGGGGGAAGTTGCATGCGTGATTTTGGTTCGTATGTACTTTACCCCCCTCTGCAGGATTTTGCAGATGCTCACCGCTACATCAGAATGTGCGGTGGGAATGAATGCCACCTCCTACGATTGGGAGGCGGTCATGCAATATCTGGAACAATTTTCGCTCCATTTTGATGGAGATCACAAGAAATACGATCTGGTTAAAGCCCAACAAATTTCGCGAGCCTCATACAGAATTTTGATTGAGATCGCTTCATGGTGCAATTATACCAGTAAGGATTTGTTTGTGATGCAAATGATGGTTGCCGATTTGGTCCAGCCCCTGGTCAATTTTAATGGTCATGTGGTTGTCCTAGAGGGTTCTACACCTTCTGGAATTCCCTTGACCGTGATCATTAACGGACTCGACAACAGTCTTATGAACCGGTGTGGTTTTAAAGCCTGTTATCCGGACGCACCGGTGGGCACTTTTAGGGTAGCTGTGAAACACATCAACTATGGTGATGATTTTATCAATGCTGTCCATAGAGCCTACGCCAAGTTCAACTTTTTGG